CATTCTCCGCTCTGTCAGGGCCTCGTCAGGATCTTCGCATGTGTCCCGCTGGCCCGGGCTCTATCGCTGCCCGTGCGTCCCCCGGAGGGGGAGGTGCGTCCGCAGCGTCATCGGGGTGGTCCCTCCGCTACGGCTAGGTGGCGCCGCCAGTCGAGCACCCTGGCATATCCGATGCTACCAGGTGAGTGAGTGGGTGTACATCTGTCGCAAGGCACATCTTTCCTATGCCGCAGGCCATGACTTTTGGCACATGGCCTAGGACTAAAGTCCCAAAACTGCTTGACATGCCGTTCCGGCATGATATACTGGCAGCGTAGCTGTACGTCCTCCGCCGACCTCCGGCAGGAGGGCTTTTTTGTGCGTAGGGAGAGGGGGAAGGGGGGTGAGGGGCGTGGGAGGCAAGGCCAAACAAAAACCCAAAAGCAAAAGCAAAACAGGACAACAGGATCAACAACATCTAGTGCTTCACTATTGGGAGGACATCCTCAAACGACTCAGAGAGGGTGAGACTCTGACCGGGATCTGCAGATCGCCGGGATATCCTACAGCTGGGGCAGTGCGGTACTGGGTAGCGCAGAGCGATGCACTGCACTCCGCGTATGCGCGGGCGCGAGAGCTAGGCTATCAGGGCATGGCAGATCAGCTCCTTGACATTGCCGATAACAGCAGCAAGGAAACGTGGTCCAGGGACCAGATGCGGCTCACTACTCGGCAGTGGCTGCTCAGCAAAGCCCTGCCGCGGATGTACGGCGATAGGGTGCAGGTCTCCGGCGGCGATGGGGATGGGGCGATTCGCATCGCGTTTGTAGCCCCGGAGTCGGAGTCGGAGTCGGAGGTGGAGGTGGAGGTGGAGCCGGAGTAGCGGTGCATAGCGGTGGCAGCGAGCGGGTGGCAGTGCTCAGCGAATCGCAGGGCAGGGCAGGGCAGGAGCTGATGGCCAGCTCAGCGAATCGCCGGCATTCCTGATAATAGCCATTATCGGGAATACCCCGGCAACCCCGGCAACCCGGCAACCCCGGCAACCCGGCAACCCGGCAACCCGGCAACCCGGCGGGACCTGCATCGACCCGTGTGGGGCAGATCGCGTCCCGCGGTCGCAGTAGGCGGAGGCCCGCCCCCCACCCCCCCGTCATGTATATACATCACTCCTGCAAAATATCTAGTTCTAGAGACTTGCCTCTTCGCTAAAAAATATCAAGCTCTAAAAATATGTTTTTTGGGGGGGGAGGCGGCGAGCGATATGAGTAGCGGCAAAGCCATAACGATCCCCTGGCGCGTTCAAGCGAGGCAGATGACATTTTTACGTGCATGTGGCTTATCGCACCCGTTTGAGTGTTGTGAGCCGAAGAAGGCGGCAGCGGACGTTATTGGCTACGGTGGTGCTGCTGGTGGCGGCAAGACTGATGCTTTGCTTATGGCGGGCATTGTTGGTTGTTTGACTCATGCAGGTTTGAAGGTTGCCTTTTTTCGGCGAAAGGGTGTTGAGCTGGAGGGTCTTGGCGGTGCTATCATGCGTAGCACAGAGCTTTTGGGTACGTGGTGCAAGTGGAACGGAAGGACAACCAGGTGGACGTTCCCGAATGGTTCCATGTTGCAATTTTGCCATTGCAACGAGGAAACGGATGTGTACTCATACCAGAGCCAGCAGTTCGACATTCTGCTGATTGACGAGGCTACGCACTTCACGAGATTTATTTACAGGTATTTGCGGAGTAGGAACCGTGTGACGTTAGAGCCATGCCCGAAGGGATTTAGGGCCTTTACTGCATTGGGTACGAACCCTGGGAACGTTGGTCATGCGTGGTTTAGGGCTGAGTTTGTCGACCCTGGTCCGGCGGAAAAGGTGCACAAGGTTGAGGTTGAGCCTGGTCGATACGAGCGTCATATGTTCATCCCTGCGTTCCTGGCCGACAATCAAGCATTGGTTGACAAGGACCCTGAGTACGGCGACAGGCTGGATGCGCTTCCTGAGTTGGAGCGGCGTCAGCTTCTGCATGGTGACTGGGACGCGTTTGGGGGTCAATACTTCACTGAGTTTGACAGGCGATTGCATGTGGTGAAACCTGACGACTGGCCGTTGGAGCCATGGTTCAAGCGTTTTCGGAGCTTGGACTATGGTCTGGATACGACGTGCTGCCACTGGTGGGCTGTTACTGGTGATGGTCGTTGCATTGTGTACAGGGAGCTTCACCTGCCTGACTTGAGGCTGACACAAGCTGCTGAGGCGATTATGGACCTTTCCCCGCGGGAGGAGACGATCAGTTACACCGTGGCTTCACCTGACTTGTGGAACCGCAGGCAGGACACGGGCAAGAGCGGTGTTGAGGTTATGTTAGCTGCTGGTTTGAAGGGTTTGATTAGGGCTGATCACAGGCGTATTCCTGGTTGGCGATTGCTACGTGAGTATCTGGCCCCGTATGATGACGAGCAGGGTGTAAAGACTGCTAGGTTGCGGTTCTACGACAACTGCGTTGATGCCATACGCTGTTTGCCGTTGCTTCAGCGGGATAAAAAGGTTCCTGAAGATGCTTCGGACAGGCCGCATGATATTACGCATGCACCTGAGTCATTGCGCTACGGGATTATGAGCAGGCCCCCGATCCGGTCTATTTCGCCACGGGAACTGATGGCACGTAAGCGCAAGATTATGGACCTCAAACGTCCTATCAATCCGTATACAGGCTGGTAAAGGGGTGGTTAGGTGGCAGAGTGGGATATCGCTGATTACGGACGTTCTGAGGGTGTTGCTGTCGCTGAGGCACCCCAAAACGCAGAAGAGTTAACGGCCCTGCTCAAGGGTCGTTTTGAATATGCAGATGCGTATCGGAAGCAGTGGGACGACAAGGTTCAAGACTGGTGGCGTCTTTACATCGTCTGGAGCGAGGAGATAGGCAAGGATGATCCGCGCTATGGTCGGTCTAATCTAAACATCCCCAGACCATACGAAGAGATAGATGCTGTACGGGCGCGTTTGGTCAAGAGCTTCTTTGGGTCTAGGCCCTATATAGATTTCATTCCTATGCCGAGAGGCGACTGGAACCCGGAGATAGCCAGGATGCGAGAAGATAGCGCAAGGCTGGCTTCGGCTCTTGTAGATGAGCAGCTAGACAGGTGCGAGATCACCGTAAAGTGGTATGAGTTCATCACCAATATGCTGATTTTCCCGGCAGCGGTTATGTCAGTCGGCTGGCGTTACGAAACGAAGGTTGTCAAGCGGCGTGTGCCCATCCCGACAATGGACCCTTTTACTGGCCAGGTTAGGATCGACATGGTTGAACAAGAAGAACAGGCTGTGGTCTGGGACGACAACGAATTGCAGGTGGTAGCGTGGGAAGACCAGTGGTGTGATCCACGAGGCTACGACCTAGACTCCGCTCGTTTCTTCTTCCACCGCGAGATCATGACGCTAGACAAACTGGAATCGAAGTTGGAAGTACTAGAGCAGACAGGTAATGGCGAGAGGTTCCCGCTGGACATAGACACGCTGTTCAAACAGGGTGACAGCTTGCTTGGCGAAGGGAAGTGGGAGCGATTCAGCTCTGTTGGTATCAGCGATCCTGGTGGTGATCATTGGGCAGCTGGCGAGAAGCCGGGCAACGTGATCGAGGTCCTGCACTATTGGACAGACGATGAGTATGGGATGCTGATTAACCGCGATCAGCTTGCATGGTATGGAGCTAACCCATACTGGCGGCACGGTAAGAAGCCGTATATCATGGCGTCCTACGAACCTGTGACGGGGCAACCCTATGGCATAAGTGCGATGCAGATTATTGAGCCTCTAGCGCATGAGTTAAACACGCAGCGTAACCAGCGTATTGACAATGTGAGCTTCAGCCTGAACATTCAGCGCAAGGTCCGTCGTTCGGCGGACATTGACTTCGAACAGCTAGTATCTAGACCCGGTGGAGTGATCGAAGTCGATTCTATGGACGACGTGATGGATATGCCTCCTGCACCAATCCAAGTCGGCGCATATCAAGAGGAGGCTATAATCAAGCAGGATATGGAAAACGCGTTAGGCGTGTCGCCAGTTATGCGAGGTGTGGATGCGGTACGCAAAGAGACTGCTACAGAGATCATGGCCAAGCAGAGTAACGCAGGGATTCGCTTTGAGGTGCGGATTGCTCTGTATCAAGTAAAGGCCGTGAACAGACTCGCAATGCTGATGGACATGAACAATCAGCAGTTTGTGGACTCACAGCGGTATGTGAGGGTCTACGGTGCCACTACGATGGGCCAGTGGCAGATGATGGAGCCACATAGACTGATTGGCGAATACGATTATCGTCCTGCTGGTGCCAATATTGATCCTGCTGCAAACCGCGAGGCCCGCCGAAACCAGCTCATGCAGCTAATGGAGATTGTCTGGAAATTGGACATTCCGTATGTGAACCGTTATGAACTGTTCCGGGCACTCGTGGACACGTTTGATTTGCGAAACACGGCGAAGATCGTGATCCCGTATGAGGAGCTGATGGAACAGATGATGCAGCAGCAGGCGCAACAGGAGCAAATGATGCAACAACAGGCTGCTCAGGATGTGGGGGCACCTATGCCAATGGCACCGGAAGTGGCACCGCAAATGGCGCAAGCCCCTGCTCTGATGGGAGGTCCTGTTGGATGAGGTACACATCAGACGAGATCGAGGCACTACGTGAACTGACGGCAACTGAAGGATGGTCAATTCTAGTGCGCTATGCTGAAGAGGTTGTGGGGTCTCATCTGAATAGCCTTACGGTTGTGGGTGCTACAGACACGGCTAAGATAGCTACCCTCCAAGGGGAGATACGTGGCATGAAGCGAGTGTTTGAGCACGTCCGCATGGCATTGCGCCGTAATACCACAGAGGAGGACTAACACATGCAAATGGACTCGGATATGGCTCACCTGACTGACTCCCCAGAAGCTGATGAGGCTCTAGGATACGAGTCTATCGAGCCACAGACCCCCGAAGAGGGACACGTCGCCGAGGAATGGGACGGAGTTGAGGCTGATTACGAAGACGAGCCGCAACCCGAACCGGAAGTGGAGCCCGAAGCTGAACCCGAGGAACCGAAGAAGATCTTCGGTAAGTACGACACGATTGAGCAAGCGGAAGAGGGGTTTCAAAATCTGAACACCGCCTTTGGCCGTCAGAGCCAGGAGGTAGGTGCCCTTCGGCAGGCCGTTCAGCAACTATATGGGATACTCCAGCAGACGCAACAGCAAGCACAGGCCCCTGCACAGCAGCAGGGTGACACGTCTGTGGACCCCGCGGAGTTGTGGGAACGGCTGGCAGACGACCCCCAAGGTGCGATTGCTCAAATGGTCACGCCTATCGTCGAACAGAGAGTAGCGCAGGAGCGTGCGATACTCGGGCAGGCCATGCAAAATATGATGGGCCCTGTCCAACAGATGATGCAGCAGCAGCAGGCTATGCAAACCGAGAAGCAGCTAGAGGCGACGTTCTCGGAGCAGATTCGTGAGGCTGCATCTAAGTACCCAGACTTTGGTGATTACGCTGAGGCAATGAAGGCTGCTATTCGGCAGAACCCGCATTTGCTCATGTCGCCGAATGGATGGGACACTCTGTACAAACTCGCGAAGTTTGAGACAGAGAGCACCGTTGACGCGAAGGCCAAGGGACAAGCGCAAAAGAAGGCGGCACGCTTGCCGCAGACAGGTGCTCGTGTAACGAAGCAACGAAGCCAAAATGATGAGCTGGTAGAAGCAGCACTCGGCCCAATGGAAAGCCGGGGAATATGGGGATAGCCACCCACTGACGCATTAGAGATACTAACACCCCCTATGAGAGGGGGTGTTTTGTTTGTTCTCGGCGTTGTTGGGGATGGGTCCTCAACAACAGGAGTGATCTAGATGCCAGTTTACACAACTGACATAACAGCACGAAGACAGGCTATTGACGTGACGAAGCGCATCGCGCTCGAGTCTCCGGATGAGTCGCAGTTGATGGTCCTTTTGATGAGGGCACGCAAGAAGCCTACAAGTCACTGGAATGTTGTTTGGTATGATGATAGACCCGGTGGCTGGTGGACGCAGGTCAACAATGCTGCTGGCTACACCAATGTAGCAACGGAACTCGTTGTTGACGACGCGGGGATATTCGCGGCCAAGGACATTGTGAAGGTGACGCGCACTGGCGAGCAGCTATTCATCTCAGAAGTGGATTACGATAACAATACGATTACCGTTGCGCGAGAGTACGGCACTACAGGGAAGGCCGCATTGCTGGACGACGACTGGCTGATGCTTCTTACAAACGCTATGGAGGAAAACTCCTTGGCCCCGCGCCCGAAGCTCTCCCAGCCTGTCGAGCGCGAGAACTATGTGCAGACAGTCCGGACCCCGTTTGATGAGTCCGATCTTTCGGCGATCTCTGACGTAGTGACAGACCAAAGTGAGCGCAAACGTCTACGTGTGATGAAGATGCTAGACCACCGCCTCGCGCTGGAGCGTACTGCAATATGGGGCGAGAAGAAGAAGGATGCCACGAATAAGCGGTACCTAACTGGCGGTGTCATACAGTTCATTGCTTCGAATGTCTATAATGCTTCAGGCACTCTCACAGAGAAAAAGTGGAACGCCTTCACCGAGCTAGGCTTTAAGTACGGTTCGAAGGAGAAGGTGTTCGTCTGCGGACCAGCTGTGGGGTCGTTGCTGAATGACTTTGCGGTAGGTAAGATTCAGACCACTTCCGGCGAGAAGACCTACGGCATACGCCTGAAGTATATAGACACTTTCCATGGCAGGGTTCACATCATCCCGTCTCAGACATTCGAGCAAGACTATGCAAGCTGGGGCGCACTTCTGGACATGCGCTATATCAGGTATCGACCGCAAAAAGGCCGCGATACGAAGCTGTATACCAACATCCAGGCACCTGATCGTGATGGATGGATGGATGAGTATCGGACGAAGTTCACTATGCAGGTTGAGCTTGAGAAGTGCCACGCTCTCTTGAAGAATGCGTTCTAGCATTCGTTTCATACCTGGGGAGGCCAGTAAGTACGCTGGCTTCCCCTATGGGGGTGTAGTATGCGTTTTGTCAGCAAGTATGCCAACTATCGTCTAGCTGTGGACACTGCTGTCGGTCCAAAGACACTTTGTTTTGAGTGTGGTGCGCTCGATTCGGTTCCCACATCGAAGCAAGTAGGGATGACCGACAAGGCGGTAATCGAGGCTTTGAAGGGGTCCGATGCATTTGGTGTGGACTATGATGTTGCTGGGAAAGACGAGTAAGGAGGTGGTCTTATGATTATCACTTCCGTGAAGGGGAACAGGGTAAGCTGGCCAGTACAGACTACCAAGAATGCGTATGCGAATCTTGGCGCGCCGTGGGACAAAGAACACCTCAAGACATGCACGTTTATTATCAAGAACACTGGTGCGACCAACGCGGCCCAGATCAAGGTTCTTGGTAGCGTAGACAGTGTAAACTTCGATGCGCCTATCGTCGCAGAGAAGGACCTGGCAGCAGGTGCAACCGAGGTGGTTAAGCTCTCGGATTTTTACACTGATGTGGTCATTCAGGTGAAGTCCAAGGTCGATGGTAGCCATACGACCATCAACGCTAGTGCTGCTGGTATCCCTATGTAGGGGGTGGAGGAGATGTCGGAGGTATATTACGCGCGTTACCCTGCGCTTGTTGTGGCGGGTGTTATGGAGGATGCCGGCGGTGAAGAACAAGAGATTACCGTTGACTTTTCTGGGAACATGAAGCCGCCCGGGCAGCCAAAGGGAGTCTATGTGACGGCTGACGAGGGCATCATCACCTGGCTTGATAGTCATCCGGCGTATGGGTTCGACTTCGCTAAGTTCCCGTTCTCAACGCCTGCTGCACCATCAAAGATGTACTCCAGGGATGATCTCGTAGACATCCTGCTCCAGGCTCTTGTCTGGGTTTAAAGGAGCGATGAGCCAATGGCAAACCCCGCACTGTTCGTTGCCGGGTCTCCGGACCAAGGCACAACGAAGGCGATAATCAAGACGGATGCAACTGGGAAGCTACTGACGGTTGGCGAAAACGCCGATGTCGTAGCGGCATTAACGACCCTCAAAAACACTGTTGCTACCGAGTCTAGTTTGCAGAGTCTAGTCACTGCATCAGAACCCGTCACCAGTGTGTTAAACACGACACACTTCGCAGAGCAGCAGGCAGCGATAGACTCTACAGCTATAGACATCACGCCATACGAAAATATCTTCGTTGAGGTTAGCGGTACCTTGGCTGGAGCGAACGTCACGCTGAAGGGGTCTTTGGACGGCGACTCATTTTGGTCGTTGGTGATGACCCCGTGCACGTCGAGTGAATTGAGCAAGACCTCCATGGATACACAAGGGATATTCAGCACCAACATCGCAGGGTTGTCACACGTGCAAGCCTGTTTGATGGGGTCAACAGCCGAAACGCTGGTGACCGTGAAGTCTATGGCTACTACGCTTGCGAGGGCTGGTGCGTCTCAGGTAAATGTATCGGATCGCGCCTCCCGAAAGCTAGGCGAAGTGACACT